GCACTTGGTGCAGATGCCGGGGTTTTCGCTGTCCATCTTGACGCAAGGGTACGGCCCCTTGATCTCAAACATCTTCTGGTGCATGCGCTCATGGGGGTACGGGTGCATGTCAGATAACCAAACTGCTTTCTCTTGCCCGTCCTCACACACCTTGGCCCATGACAACAACCCCCGCCAAATCGGTTCCTTGCCATCCTCCTGCGCCGTAGCAATGTAGTCCGCCACCTGCCCACAGTGCGGCTCAAGCCCGCTAAATAGTGTGTAGCTATCCTGAATCAGTTTGACCTGACCAACGGTGGTCGCCGCCTTGGGGCGCTCCCCTTCCAGCGTAGTCCTTGCCGCCCTGCTGGGCATAGGCGGCGCGGCATCAATCAGCTTCTCGTAGACCAGCGGGGAGAACTCCGCAAAGTCGAACATGTCGCCTTTTTGCACTATGCGTACAGGGCGAGGCGAAGCGTACTTCTTCTTGTTGTTCATCGTGCCGGGGACACGCAAAATCCGCGCAACATCCGCTGACACCGCCATGTCGATGATGAAGCCCTCCTGCTTGCACAGCCGCTTCAAGTTCTCGGCAACCGGTTGCCAAACAGCAACAGGCAGTTCATCGTTGAGCGGCCAGTAGCAATGCAGCCCACCACCGGAATCCACGATCCACGGCGTACCAAGCGCATCCAGCCCTGTGCTTTGCAGGAACTTAATCAACGCATCAGCCGCCGATTTCTTGGTGGTGTACCCATCCAAGTCAACAAAAAACGACTTGATGTACTGGGCTGTGTCAGAGCCGCGCTTGTTGTCGAATGTGGCTACGCCAAAGAATATGTCGCAGTTGTCGGCCTTCCACTCGTCTATCTTCGGTATGAGTTCATCAATTGTCTCCGCATAAAAATGTTCTTTTCTTTTTGTGAGTTCTACCGCGCAGTAAAGTCCAAGACCCTCAGACGGCAAAACCACCGCTAAAAATTCAGCGGGTGTCATAACTATCCTTTGGGTTATTTGAAGTCGTCTGTCGCGTGTTCTACGCCTTGTTCAAAGCCTTCTTCAAAGCCTTCGTGAAATATGGCTGTGCGTTTGTCTAGCTCCTGTGCAAGACGTTCGGCTAAAGTCTGAACCCAAACCCCGTCTAGCTTGTCATACCCAACTGTGTGTGCGTGCCGCAGCAGTTCCTCATTACTCAAGTTGTTAGGTTGAATGCCTTGCATGTTTTTCTCCAAGCCACTTCGCCGTTGGGTGAAGTTTGTAAAATTTTAAGAAGCGCCTGTACCGCAGGGCGATAGGCAACAAAAACTTCACCGCCGTGGAACCAGTTGTAGACAGACTGACGCGATGCGCCAGTTGCCTTGGATACCTTGATTGCGGAGAAGCCGTGATGAATAGCCCAGCGCCCTAGTTGGTTACCCAACGTCTTAGGCGCTTTGCCAATCCTGCTAATGGTGTGTGCTGAGTAGGCCATGATTTAGGGGCCGAAGCCCCCTCTCCTTATTCCTCGTCCCAGTCATCAACCATTGCAGCAAGCGAGGACTTAGCCTTGGGCACTGCGTTGGGCTTCTTTTCTTCTTTACGTACAACAGGCTCTTCAGTTTCTTCAACCGGCTCTGCTACCTTGGCTTTAGCTTTTGCCTTAGGTACTGGGGGCGGTGCCTCGTCCTCTTCAGCCGCCTTCGGTGCTGCCTTGGGCTTGCTGCCCGGCACAGATATGGGAGCCGCCACGTTGTCCATCTTTGCCACCGTCATGGTTACTGCCTTGACTGCCGTGTCGGTCTTGCCTTGCTTCTGCGCAATCTCGTACTCGTCGTCGGTCAACCAGCGCATGGTCTTGAAGAACAGCTTGGGCGACTGTGACTTGGTATCAAACTTCAAACGCGTGATAACCATTGCAGGGTCAATGTCCTGCGCCACCAACCAACGGGCGTACGCTTGCAGGGGGCGGTTCTCCCCATCGTCCTTACCAAAGATAGACGTAGCGGGCAGAGTCAACTGCATCACGTTGCCTTCAATGTCGTTTGCCAACACCACAGCAAGACGTTGCTGGTAGCGGCATGCGCGGCTATTACCTTGGCCCGAACCAGCAATGTTCTTTGGACAGCCTTCGCACTGGGTGTGTTGGGGGTTGTTAGCATCCGCGCTAGGAGTCTTGCCATCCGCAGACCAGCAGTCAGGAGCAGCCGCTGCGGTGGAATCATAGCTACTAGCGTAGAACACGCGTCCGATTTCTGGAGCGGCATTGACCACCACTACGTCAAGGAAGCGTTCCTCAACAGCAGCGATTTCTTTGCCGCCATCAATCAGGCGGAACACGCCGCCCTTGATGCTGATACGTTTGCCACCACCGCCGACATTGCCCCCCGTCAGGGCTTTAGCGATGTGTGAAAGAGGCCCGCGATTTTTAGCAAATGCAGGTGTTTGTGAGGGGTCGAAAAGAGCAACTGAGCCCATATTATTCTCCGATTACTTAGTGGGTTTACGAACAGAAATGGCATACTCCGTCATGGAGTTCAAGCCAGCGGGAACTAGACCGGGGTTGTCTTCAAGGAACGTAGCCATGTTGCCTTGGGCAATGCGTTTTTCAAGCAAGTCCAGTGCGTCATGTTCCTTGATAAATTCCTTGAAGGAATCCCAGTCCTGTGTGTTGTAGCGCGTATTTGTGGACAGCACTACAGTACCTTGATCGGTGCGTACAGAGGACACGCCTAATGTAAGCATCCAATCTTTGAGGGCAATCTTCACGGTGTCTTGTTGCCGTTTAATTTCCTCAACTTCGTTTTCGTACGCTTGCGTCAACTCTTGAATTCGAGTTGCCATCTTGCGATACACCTTTGCCAGTTTGTCCATTGGGACAGTAGCCATTGAAACCGGCTCCGTCACCGGCGCATCATCTTCATCATCAATTTTAGACATTTGCTTCTCCTGTTATTTTGTCCAAGGTTTAACATCATACATGGCAATTTAATCTTTGCAACTCCTTTCTTAAATATTTTTTACTTCGCTGTCGTACATGCCGACAAGCAGGGCGTGGTCACTCACTTTGGCATCCATTGCCTTGAAAAGTTTCTTTTCAATGGGGCTAGATTCAATGTGTACCACAGTGACTTTATCAGAGTCCTGCCCCTTGCGGTCAGCCCGCGCAATGCACTGGACGTACTGCTCAACGCTCATCAGGGGGCCGAAGAATACCACGGTGTCGGCGGCAGTTAGGGTTATCCCGTGGGCGGTAGCTTGGGGCTGCATCACCAAGACGCGGATGTTACTTGTAGTCTGAAAGTCGTTGATGATCTGCCCACGCTTAGATGCTGACACGTCACCATGAATCTGTCCCACGGCGTAGCCATGCTTAGTAAGGTATGTGACTATGGTGTTGATGCTGGAACGAAACAGGGCAAAGATAATTACCTTGCGCTCAGTCTCCTCCAGCACTTCCTCCAACACCGCCAAGCGCGGCGCGGCGTCGAACTCTACCACCTCCCTATTGTCGGTGTATGCTGCGCCGCAAGATATTTGCAGCAACTTGTTGACCGCAACACCCGCGTTGATGGCGCTGATTGTTTCCCCCGCTGCGCTCACCATCATCTGCTCCTTGAGGAGCTTGTAGTATTTTGACTGCTGGGGGGTCATCGGCACCTCCCTTGTCACCGTTACAACAGGCGGCAGATCAAGGCACTCTTCTTTTGTGAAACGTATTGCTGGTTGAAGTGCCGCATACACCATCTCTCTTGAGCCTGTTTTTGGAGCCCACTTAAACAAAGTTATCTTGTTCATAACCTTGTCGCGCCATGCCGTTTGGAACTTGGGCACACCAGCGGGGTTCACCAGCTTGGCAAGGCCGTAGGCATCCACAGGCGACTGCGAAGCAGGCGTACCCGTCATCATCCACAGGTAGGTGTCAGGGCGGATGATTGAGGCGAGTGCTTTCCAGCGGCGGGTGCTTGGGTTTTTGTAGGCGTTGGCTTCGTCCACAATCACTAGGTCAAAGCGGCCATCGTTGATAACCTCTTTGGCAATTAGGTTCAGCCCGTCATAGTTGGCGATGACGATCTCGTAGTCCTGCTGAATCATCTCAATACGCCGCGCTGCTTGAGGGTGGTGGGCAACTACTGCGCTTCGATGGATAACGCTGCGGTTGATGTCACCCATCCATGCGCTGTGCATGATAGACAGCGGGCACAGAATCAACACACGCTTCACCTCGTTGCGTTGCATCAAGAAGTCAGCCGCCCACAAAGCCGAGAGCGTCTTACCAGTGCCGGGGTCGTTAAAGCAGAACGCTCTGCGGTGTAGTGTGAGGAACGACGAGGTTTCTATTTGGTGCGCCATCGGTATGTAGCGCCCCGGCCAGTTGTAGCGTTTGGTAATTGGTGAGGGTACATCACGCACACCTAAGTTCTTTAGCACACGCGACTCGTCTAGCCCCCAGTACACAGCTACTTGGT